CTCTTCAGATTTCAACTGAGCATTAACCATATTTGCCTGCTGTGCCATTTGAGCATTAGTATTAGCTTCATTCTCCAACGATTGTGCGTTCTGCTGTCCTAATAGTCTGTTGACTCCAGTATTAGCACCAGCTATACTGGACATAGTAGCCCCTGCATTCATCCCTGCATTTCTGGCATTAGTAGTATTAATAGCTCTTGCGGCTTCAGCTTCACGCCTATTAGTTAATCTCTGTTGAGCTAAACTTATTCTTTCAGTTCCAACCCTTCCTGCATTAATAGGAGTAGGTTTGGCTCTCTTCATAGCATAATAATCGGCTATACTTCCTGCTGCACTGAGGGCATGCCCTAGTGGATTTAACCAAGGAGCACCAGCTTCTTCTGGATTTACGGTAGATTCTGTATAAGGATTGTTAGTCTTTTGTAGTCCAGGAGCTTCAGGTATATTATAAGGATTAATCTTACTCATAAAAGAAGCATTCCAAGCTGCCTGATCTCTTACATCTCCTGCTGTTCTTAATTGAGGAGGAGGAGTAGGTCTCCCAACTCCGGATCTTGGAGTAATAACCGAAGTTTTAGTCGTTGGATTTTTAACACTTTCTAAATCCATACCAAAGGGATGTGTAATTGACATATATTCTGAATACGGAGCAGAGTATGGAACTTTAATTTTATAATTTGGTGAACCTATAGATCCATATGCCTTAGTAGGATTAGATGCAGGAATTCCAGGTAAATAATAAGATCCAGGTTGTACAGATGGAATTTTATTTAAAACCTTATTAACTCGATTACGATTCTCAGAAAATTTATTATAAAATTGTTCCATGGGGGATTCATCAGCTCTTATATCAACACTGGGTAGTTGTATTGGATTATTAGAAGAATTAGGTACAAAATCTACTCCTCCATGTTCTCTATTCCAATCCTCCATGTTAGTATAACCAGGAATCCCCGCCATAAGTCCTATAGGATCTACTATTCGTTCTGCAAGATTCATTCTAAATCTTGGTACAGATTTCCACTCCTCTCCTCCATCAAGATAAGCAGGAAGTAATCCACCACTTTCCTTAACAGGCATAGACTCTTCAATTAACTTACGTATCTGAGGATTAGTTTTAATAACACTATCTCTTAGATTAACTACTCTTCTCCCATATACTGGATTCTCATTCATATTAATTGGTAGTTCAAGACCATAAGCTGTATTCTTAATACCTTCAGTATTAGGTCTAAGATTACCATAACCATTCCAAGCTTGGATAATTTCCTCATCAGATTTCTTACCCAGTCGTTTAGCTAGTTTTACTTTCTCAGCCATCTTTTGCATTGAAAATCCTACTGGATCAGTATCCATGGCTGTAAGATCATTAAGACTCTTTACCATACCAGTTACACTAAAAGGATTATCCATCTTATTAGGATTAAATCTTGTCTCCTGCAGGTTAATAGCTAAAGCTGTATAAGGATCTATACCATGTCTCCTAGCTTTATCAGCTACTGTTCGTATATAATCTGAATCAACAGAGGCACTCATTCTTTTTGTAGGAGGAAGTGGTTGTCCAGTAACCATATCTAGTTTGCGGTTATCAGGTATATTAATCAATTCACCGCCATCTTCTTTTCTGCCGCCAGCTATCCATCCAAAATATCTCTTCTGTCTGGCTGTAAGTTTCTTTCCATGAGCTGTCCCATCTCTTAGCATTTCTTTAGCCTTTGATGATGTAAGTTGTCCCCCGTTCTTAAAAATACCCAAGGCATCATTGGCTTTAGTCTTAGTCTCCTTAGCAAACTCCTGGGCTTGAGTAAGATTATCAAATTGTTTATCTACTGCTATCTTAAGGAGAGGATCATATTTATAATATGAAGTATCCTTATTCAATTTATATTTATTGACCAAACGTGAAGCTGGTTTTGCAAATCCCAGTGAGTCAGAATAAATATAGGTTCCACCAGATTTAGGTTCATATCTTGCAACTTCATTGTTTTCAGTTAAAGCAATTGGTTTATTTTGTGATACTGCTGATGGATTACCATACTCATCTGTAAGTATTCCACCAGTAGGACCATCATGACTTTCTCCTTTATAAACTATAAAGCCTCCTTGCTTGGCTACTGGGGCATAAGTAGGGGACTCTGGAGTAGTAGAAAATCTATTTTTTATATCAATATCACGTTGCATTTGCATCTCTTGCTCTCTGGCTCTTTGTTGCTCAAGCATACGTTCCCTGCCCTGTCCAACTAGTCCACCTATCAAATTAATGGCAGCACCTCCTATTTGTGTCCAGGGGGTTGGGATTGCAGATAAGGTAGATCCTACACCTGACATTATTCCACCAATATTTTCTTCTAATAATCCACCGTCTTCATGCTTCCACTTTCTTGCATTCTGGGCAAATATAGCTCTCTTACGAGTAAGGGGATTCTTACTATGAGTTAGTTGCTCAGTAGTCTTACCAGTACGCTTTTTTAAAGCATTGAACTTTCCTTTGTTCTTGGGGTTTATATGAATCCCACCCTTACGTTTAGCAGCCATCTTTCTTTTATAATTATGCAAATTTATAACAATAATTTATTATAACAAAATATTTTATTAAAAATTATCTATCTAATCTTTGTTGGTAAGTACATAAAATCTATTGGATGAACAACTAATTTCTTATTGCTGTTAGCCAGCCAGGTAAAAACAGTTTTAATCCAAGAGTCTCTTATCCTACCCCCGTCTATAGAATCTCTTATAGTATTAATCCTCCAAAAGCGATATCTTCTTTTAAGATCATCTCTTGTGGATAATGTTATTATACCTGAATCCTGATGAGTATCAGTTACCTGAAGAGTATCGAACGTTTCTGTAAGTTGATCTATTCCACTGGAAGTTAAATCAGTAAGCCAGTTTATAGTATGAAATGTAACAACATTAGTCTTAGCTGGATTGATAATCAGAGATAATGAACTTTCCTTATACTCTCCATAAAACTCATTATAATTTCCTGCATTATGTAAGTAAAATGTATTACCATCTAATGAGGATAATAAATATTTATCAAATGGTATATAATTTTTTACAGTAAGTAAATTGGTATGCAAAGTATAAAATCCTGTAAAAGTATCTATATATCCGGAGAAGCATAAAGAATCTTCAAATAGATAGGTATCTGAATCAGTAGTAATAGCATTTGAAATATCATTATCATAATAACACATGGCTCCCGTAGTTAATGCTGCCCAAGCTACATTGGTAGTAACAACAGGAATGGTGTTTCCATATCTATATTTAGTCTCGGCAAGGTTTATTCCTAACCACTCTTGTGTCCCAATACAGATTGTTGGATATACTTTTCCATCATGTCCTACATAAGTACCTACTTGTCCATTGGTTAATGTAGTAGAGTCTTTTATCAGACGAATTGGAAATCCTATTTTATAATTATGTGAGGCAGACAAAGAAGATACGACATCAGTACTAAATATATATAATGCATAAGCATTAACTCCATCAGTCTCAGATGAGTAATACCAAGTAGAATTTGTGAAGTCACTAAAAACTCCAGTAGATGATCTAGATCCAGAGGGTAATGCGGTAAATAAACTACTATTATCAGCATAATCTGCATCCCAATGAGTAGTACCATCTTCCTTTAAGTGTCCACCTGAAACCGTAGGACCATCTAAATATGTCTGGAGTGTAGTAAAATCTGTATTTGTTGGTACATGCCAGCCTACGTTAGCTAATGATTTACTTTCGTCTACAACTATTGAAAAAACATAGGATTCATCAGTATTATAGGAACATCTTGCACCTGTTGATAATGCGGCCCAGTCATTATCGTTTATCACTTCAACTATATTATCACCATTACTATACTTGGTTTCACAAAGATTCTCCGAAAGCCATTCATAAGAATCTATACAAATTGTATTATATATCCGTCCATTATTACCTATATAGGTACCAGTCTGACCATGTGTAAGCGTTGTAGAATCTTTTATTAAACGAACAGAACATCCTACTACCTTAAAATTTGTAGGAGTCATACTTGATGATGCACTAAGATAAGTAAGCCATAAACTATATGCTCTTGTTATATCTCCGGGATATTCATCAGAAGTCCAATAGTGAACTCTATCCTTTAGATATAAATAAACACCAATACCGGGATAAGACCAATATCTTGCTCCAGCACCCCTTCCATTAAATCCAACAGCGTTTGTTGCTCCTGTATTTGGGGTATTCCAATAAGTTAGTCCAGTCTCTTTTAATATTCCTCCCGCAACGGTACTTCCTCCCAAGTAAGTTACTAACGTATCATATTCATCTTTTGAGGGTATATGCCAACCTGTGTTTGCTATATTTCTTGCGTCGGTAACAGCATACCAATTATATAGATATCCGTATCTAGGTATAAAATCTAAGTCCTGAGAGGCCATGTACCAATTATACAAAGCTCCTCTGGTAATATGTATATCACCTGGGACAACAACAGTACCAATATCAGTAAGCAATACCTCTCTATTATCTCTATCATACGTCATAAGAACATTTGACGGGGAATTGGACTCATAGTATGACTTTAATCCTTTCGTGTCAGAAATGGGCTCTAAACCCTCTAAAATGCGATATATTTTAATGTTCTTATCATCATAGAAATATATCCCGGTTTCTGTAGTTGTAATAGCCTCATACAGGCTTGTACCAGCTATTCTTGTAATATAATCATACCGGCTTAAGATTCCTCCAGTTCCAACAGCAAGGCTCGTTGTATTATTAGTTTCTACCAATTCACGTTCTGCAACAGATAATACTGCAATAGCTCTCGGCTGAAATGCTACAAGCTTTTCATTATTATTTATAATTCGTATGATCTCTCCATATTCTCCCTCAAGTTCCAGATAATTATTATACTTGAATTTAAGCCATGAGTCAGAATATTCTCCATTAGTTTTTCTCTCACTACTCGTAACTAATATATCATTAATATTAGTTGCCTTATAGTCAAAAGGTTTTGGGATGAATATCTTTCCCACGTTAACTGCTGAATATGCTGAATTATATCTATACAAATCTCCCATATCGGGATACGTGTTTGGATATTGAGACATACCTATAGACTGTTTCTCAGCTATGTAATAATCAGGATAAGTATCAGGGTTATTAGGAACTGTAAAATATTTTGGAATATTATCCAGTTTATACATTAAATTAATCTTGCTCTCGGTTGGAAATGCTACCAATGCCTGACCGGAATTCATATTATCACCAGCAGCATATTCTGCATCAAAGTCATAGAATAATTTCATGAAGTTAAATGGACAAATATAAACATCTCCTCCATATACAACATATGATATTTGTCCTGTAGGAGATGCTATAGCCTGAAAATCACCAGCACTTATATATGTAGAATAAGATCTCTCATAATAAGTTGCTCCTCCATAAATAGAATAACCACAGTATCTGCGATACCTGCCATACATAGCTTTTTCCTCACCAGCAGCTCCTCCTGAAGTTACATTAGTAAAAACTGAGTCTATCTTAGCTACCAGAGATACTCCCTTATATGTCATCTCAGGGACATTGGGAGGAGTGAAAGCATCAGTATCATCATATCCTCTCGGTGTGAAAGATTCACCACCTATTATTCGTGAGGTAGGTATCTTGGCTTCAGGAAAAGATACTATAGCAGATGATATAGCTTTTCTCCTATTAGATATCAGAGTTGGAGACTTATCCAAAGAAGCTATTCTTGTGGCTGTTACAGTATATGATTTTTGATCTGATGGTGTTTCAACTATAGACCCTATAGAAATATTCTCAAGATATCCTATAACCTCAAGATAATCATAATCAGTATTTACTATAAGATCTTTATTAATAGCTATCTCAGGACTTAATAATTCAACTAAATCCTTATTTAAATCTACATTACTTCCTGTTAATGTAGCGATTGGATTTACTGAATCATCTTGATAATCTTTAGCAGAGGTGATATTAAATGAACTATAACTTGAACTTTTAAGTTCAGGTAGATTTGCAACTTTTACCTCATGTGTAGGTACAATAATTCCCTGAGCTTTTATAGTACAGTCATCTTCAGTTCTTGGACTACGTACTATCTGAAATCCACTAAGTTGTTCCAGTAATCCTGGGTAGTCTGTATTTAACTTTGTCCAGTCAATAGTAAATCTTATTCCTAAAGCCAAACCATCCATGATAGTCTCATCTGCACCTGGGGCTATTTCATATGATGCTGAATTACTTCCGGTATATATAAACTCACTTATATCAGGAAATCTTATATCTGCTATCCACTTAACAAAGCTAGGTCTTCCCTTAAGATCATAGAATTCTATTGCAAATCTATACACTTCATCTCTTTGATAACTTGTATAGTTTATAACTGTTTGTGGATTAGCATAACTATTAGTTAATATATTAGGTGCAATATAATAATTTGTTGTTCCTATAGTATATCGTACTGCTATTCCGTCCAAGTTTTCAGTTGCGTCTGTAAGATCAAAATCATATTCTATATATTTTCCTGATCCCCCAAGATTAGCAACTGTAGGAGGATCAGATGCTCCACTCTTATATTTAAAAGCATGTTCTACAGACGTATCATTTTCTATATTATTATAAGTATTAATACAATCATCATTCTCTAATACATCGTCATATTCAGGGCCTGAACCAGAATCTATGACTAACTCATTAGATAGAGCTGGTTTACCTAAGTTTATTACACATTCAAACTTGGTTGATCCTGCAAGAACATAAGTATATGAATAAGTATATTTAAAGCCGGTAAGTGCCTCAGGAGTATAATCTGTTGGATATGAATAGCCATAAGTTGATACCAAGTCATCCGGAGATCCTCCTGGCATATATGCACTACCCTGAACCTCAAGTCTGCGTGTTACTGGGTCCCATCCAGTTATAACAGCTGTGTTTAAGTCTAATGTTAAACCACCAGCCTGATCCCAACCCATAGGATCTGTTCTTAAGCAATATAATCTTATTATAGCAAAATTAGTAAGGGGATTACTTGGAGTTCCTACTGAAGATATCCCGGTAACAGTTCTTATAGGTGTTTGTATTGTTCCATGAGCTTGTGGATCTATAAAGATAGCAAATTTCCAAGCTGTAGGATACCACTCAATCATTGTAACATCAAAAGAATTAGTATCATAACTTGCCAGGTTAGCTATACCTTCAGCATCAGTTGTTTCATCCATAACCTGAGAACCACTAGCTGTTCCTCCATCTTCTACATATCTCCAACGATAAGCCCTCGTATCTACAAAAGCTGAGTCGTTATCCAATAATTCTTTAGCTAAGTCATCTATATCGAACTTTTCTTGTGTTATATTAGCAGCAAATAAATAACTATTCTTGCTTTCTATAGTTTTAGGAGTAATTTCATTACGTATAAGCTGAAACTCTTCTAAGGTAAGTTCACCTATGGAGTTTCCTGAGTCTATAAATATAATCGTACTCGTACCCAGTGCTAGTTCAGCAACTACTCTTACCTTAGGAACATCCCCA